ACCTACTACAGACGAGGGTCAATTCAAGTTTGGGATTTCATCCGAGATCAAGGATTAAACTTCCATCTTGGCAATGCCATCAAATATATCTGCCGTGCTGGTTACAAAGACAGCAAAGTAGAAGATCTTCAAAAAGCAATCCACTATCTTCAAAATGAGCTTGAAAGCCAAATCGTTCCTGAGCGTCCAATCAAAGGAGTTCCGGAGAAGTTTCCGGGTCAAGAACAATACGAGTCCAGCTTCACGGACTATGCAGCGGACTTTGATCGTTGAGGAGTTCAAAGAATTCCTAAACGCTGAGAACCAACTTATCAAGGGCTTCGTAGTTAATGCTACCGATACCCTTAAAGAGTTAGCTGATCTTGTTTATGTCTGCTATCAATATGCAGAGAACCTTGGTTGGGATCTTGATGAAGCTCTCAACCGTGTCCACCAAAGCAACATGAGTAAGCTTGGGGAGGACGGAGAACCTGTTTACCGAGAGGATGGTAAGGTCCTCAAGGGTCCTAACTATCAACCACCAAACCTTAGTGATCTTGTCTAATATGTCCACTGACCGTATTGCCCGTACTGGGCGTGTTCAATCCTGGATCGATGATCCTACCTCACGACTCCCTGTGTCGTGTACAGTATTTGTAGTAGAGGACACCATGGAGGGTCCTAATGGAATCGAAGCATCTTGGCGATTTGTGTCGCACGCTCTTCGCTATGGAGCGGGAGTTGCAGTCCATCTATCTAAACTCCGGCCACGAGGAGAGGAGAATAATAAAGGTTTGGTTGCATCAGGTCCCGTATCTTTTGCCAAGATCTACTCAACCTTGAATGAAATCCTTCGACGTGGGGGTGTCTATAAGAATGGAGCTGTGGTACTACACCTTGATCTCAGTCATCCTGATGTGCTTGAGTTTATCACTGCTAGCCGTAGTGAGCTACCTTGGGTTAAGCGTTGCGTCAACATTAACGAACATTGGTGGAAGGAGACAACTCAAGAAGTAAAGGATGCTCTCCTTGAGGGTATCAAGAAGGGTGACATCTGGCTCAACAAAACAAAGGTAGACAAGAATGGAAATCGAATCAGAGGTAACGTATGCCTGGAAGTATACCTCCCAAGCCGGGGTACCTGTCTACTTCAACATGTCAACCTCGGCGGATGTGAACTCAATGACATTCAAGGTGCGTTCCTCCACGGAATGTCCGAACTGTGCAACCTACACGGCAAAACAAATGTTGGAGAAAGTGGAGAGTACCTCCCTTCAGAGACTGATCGCCAAGTCGGTCTCGGATTGCTGGGACTTGCCAACCTACTCCGACGCTACAACGTAACCTATGAGACCTTTGGTAAGGCTCTCAAGGACATCAATGATGGACAGATGGCACAGACACCTGCCCATATCCTTGCAGCTGAGATCAACGCTGGTGTGACTGTAGCAGCCGCATCAGCTCGCATCAATAAGATGGACCGAGCGTTTGCTATTGCACCTACAGCGTCCTGTAGCTATCGTTATACAGACCTTGATGGGTACACTACTTGCCCTGAGATTGCACCTCCTATTGCCCGTCAAGTAGACCGTGATAGCGGTACCTTCGGCGTCCAGAGCTTTGATTACGGTCCTGTTGAGATCGCATCAGAAGTTGGCTGGGAGAACTACAAGCGAGTTGCGGATGAGATTGTCCGTATGCTCGATAATACGGGACTTCTTCATGGTTACTCATTCAATAGCTGGTCTGATGTGATCACTTATGATGAGGCATTCATTGAGGAGTGGCTCAATTCTCCGCAGACTTCGCTTTACTACAGCCTTCAAGTCATGGGTTCGGTTCAGGACAAAACAAGTGCCTATGCCGCTCTCGATGAAGATGAAGTTGATGACTACCTAGAGTCTATTCTTAATGATCCTGCTCCACAATGTAATTGCGGCGAATGAACCCTTATCAAAAACTACAAAATCGTAAACGTACCTGGACTCCTGTTCAGACAACTGCTGGTACACTAAATGAAGGCTCTGAAGAAACCATCTACCGTGCGCTCGCTATGCGACACATGGAACTCCCCGTTGGTAGCTTCATTCAAGATGCCCTTAGTGAAATTCCAGCTCTATCGGCAGACCTGCTCAAATCTAATGTCAAAGACGAAGAGAATCACGACTTGGCTCTCGGTTACATCGCCAATGCTTTGGGTGTTGACGAAACTGCTGAAGCCGAAGCAAAGCGCCTTAGGGATGCTTGGGAAGCGCATCCTGATCACACGGTCCTCAAGGCACTTGTTGCCGAGCGTGCAATTTTCTTCGTACTACTCCCTTTCTTTCGCTTTAATGGTGACGCTGGTCTCAGAACCGTAAGTGCTGACATCAGTCGTGACGAACAGGTTCACGTAGCAGCTAATAGCCTTGTCTGCAAGGAGCTAGGGTTGGAGATCAGCCCTTCTCTTGACAAGCTGCGTAAGGCTACTATTAACTGGGTTATGACACCTTTGAAAGCGTCCACCAACAAATATCTTGATAAAAAATTTTGGCTGGATGCCAGTGATCGCTTGATGTATGAGGGTAAGGCTCCAGAGCTTTCTGATACAAAGCGAGCACGTATGCCTGCCTTCTTTGAACATGCAAACCCCAATCTCCCTCAATATGCTTGAGACCCATGGTCTCCAGCTTACCTCTCTTGTCCAACAACTAGAAGAGAACTTCCCACCACTTAATCCCCACCCGGATGATCCACACTCATTAATCATGTACCGCTCTGGCCAACGTTCAGTGGTCGAGTGGATTCAACACCAACTCAACGAAGAGAACAATGGATCCCAATAAGAAAAAAATCAAGAAACAAGATGCAAAAACTGCCGCAAAAACTGCCGCGAGTACTGGAAGTTTAACAAAAGATTTGCGTCAAGACCTTAGAATTAATAACGTTAAGCCTAATGTAATTCAAAACATAGTTGATACCAACAAGCAAGCTGTGGCTGCTAATCAAAAAAGTGCATCGGCTGCCGCAGGTGTTGGTAGTTTTGCTACAGGTATTGATGAGCGAGCCCAAAGTGGCCAAAAAATTGGCCAAGATTACTATAACTCTCTTGCTGCTGGTAGTACATCTATGCCGAGTGCCGAAGCTTTTGCTACTTACGCAAAGGATAAAGGGTACGTGCTTGATGATCAGTTCATGAAAGACTACGGCACAACGACCAGGGATTTACGATTCCCAAGTCTTCCAGCTAACTCCAGGCAGCAGTACCTGAACTATGATTTTGGTAAGTCATTTGGCGGTAGAGATATCGAAAATTTGGTCGATGCAGGTTATAATAATAGGCAGATTTTTCAACTAGCACAAGCAGCAGATGCTGGTATGCAAGTTAAGAAGCGCAATAAGGTGGATCGTCGTTTGTCAATGATGAGTCAAGAGGCATTGTCTTCTACTGGTATCCCCGGTGCTCTTGGCACTACACGTATGGGCAAGAAGCAAGTTGGGTGGGAAGGCTTTGGTAATGCGCTAAGTAAGTATGAGTATGGTTCACAAGGCGGATTAACTTCTGGGTACAATAAAGTACCTGGTGGTGTCAACTTGAGGAATGAACTTCGTAATGGCTTACCCTCGCTTACTACTCAGTACACACCAAAGGCTGAGTTTACTGAGTTAGTAAATAACTACAAACCTCCGACCGTCGATAGCAATAATAATACTGATACTGATACTGACACTACTCCTACTGACACCGAATCCACCGATACGATTAATACCGCTGCAGGTAATATGAATGATCCATTTGGTACCACAAACTGGGCTCTAGGTTGGAGAGGTTCGAGGCGCAAGAATAAAATGGGAATTAAACAGACAAGGGCAGCCTCTCAAAGCCGCAAAAACGCACCAACCACTAACACGCTAGGTAAATGACAGCTAAAACAAGATACGATTATCTAAGTAAGTATCGTACCACGTTTCTCGACACAGCTGTTCAGTGCTCTCAGTTGACACTGCCTACTCTCATCCAACAGGATGATGATGTAGGACGGTCAACAAACCTTAGGTTAATCACACCATGGCAGTCAGTCGGTGCCAAAGGAGTAGTGACATTAGCATCTAAATTGATGCTAGCTCTCCTACCTCCTCAGACTAGCTTCTTTAAGCTACAGATCGACGACTCAAAGATCGGTGTTGAATTACCTCCAGAAGCACGGTCAGATCTTGACATCTCTTTCGCTAAGATGGAGAGGTCTGTCATGGAAATCATAGCAGCATCTAGTGATCGCGTTACTGTACACCAAGCTCTTAAGCATTTGGTTGTCGGTGGTAATGCGCTCATCTACATGGGTCCTAAGGGACTTAAGTTATATCCATTGAATAGGTATGTCGTAGATAGAGATGGTAACGGTGACATCCTAGAGATCGTTACACGAGAACGTATTAGTCGTAAGCTTCTAGCACCTATCCTTAAAGCCAGCCTTCCTGTTAATTCCCCTGGAGAAGATGGAGCTGATAACGAGGAGGATGTAGATGTTTACACGCATGTTAAACGAGACAACAATCGTCTTGTATGGCACCAGGAAGTATTCGATAAGATCATTCCTGGCTCTCAAGGTAAAGCACCATTGGATGCTAACCCTTGGCTAGTCCTTAGGTTTAATGTTGTAGACGGAGAAGCCTTTGGACGTGGTAGAGTAGAGGAGTTCCTTGGTGATCTCCGTTCACTTGAAGCTCTTATGCAAGCTCTCGTAGAGGGCTCTGCAGTCGCCGCTAAGGTGGTCTTTACTGTCTCCCCCTCTAGTACTACCAAGCCGCAGACACTCTCTGCTGCGGGGAACGGAGCCATCATTCAGGGCCGTCCTGATGACATCTCTGTTGTACAAGTTGGCAAGACAGCTGACTTCAAGACTGCTATGGAGATGGCTAGTGTACTAGAGCGTCGCCTCAGTGAAGCGTTCCTCATCCTTAATGTAAGGAACAGTGAACGTACAACTGCTGAGGAAGTACGTATGACTCAGATGGAACTAGAGCAACAACTAGGTGGCCTGTTCTCGCTGCTGACTGTTGAGTTTCTAGTACCTTATCTGAACCGTAAGCTTTCTGTACTACAGAAGACACAAGAGATCCCACGTATCCCTAAGGATCTTGTGCGTCCTACTATTGTTGCTGGTATCAACGCACTCGGTAGAGGACAGGATAGGGAGTCACTGACTCAGTTCTTCACTACCATTGCACAGACACTAGGTCCTGAAGCATTGATGACTTATGTTAATGTAGATGAAGCAGTGAAGCGTCTTGCTGCTGCTCAAGGTATTGATGTACTGAATCTCGTTAAGTCCATGAGTCAGATCCAACAGGAGCAAGGTCAACAGCAAGAACAAGCTATGCAGATGGAGCAACTTAAACAGGCTCCTAACATGGCTAAGGCTCCACTGATGGATCCAACTAAAAATCCACAATTAATGAATCAGCTCAATGGACAAACAAACACCAACGAGAACCCAGAGATCGAGCAAGAAACAAACATCCCCGGAGGAAGTCCCTTCGGTTGAGACGTTAGTCGAAGCTACCGTTGACAACGTTGATGATCAAGCCAACCAAGAACCTGCTGCTTATATGAAGCGGACTAAGGTTGGTGAACCCACCATCGGTCGTTCCCCCGATTTTGTCAAGACAGTAGGTCTTGGAAATCTAACCGTTATCACAGCAAATGGCAAACGAAATTACACTTAATCCATCCGAAATGGCAGAGGGTGAACTCTCTGCTGAAGAACTCGATTCACTGGCAGTTGGTGAACGTCTAGCTGAAGAGGAAAGCCAGCTGTTGGCTGGTAAGTACAAGTCAGCAGAAGAGCTAGAGCGTGGCTACCTTGAGCTACAGAAGCGCCTTAGTGGTAAAGAAGATACTGAGGTAGAGGAAGCACCACAGCAAGAGGAAGAGTCACCTAATGAAGAGGAAGGTAGTCTTTATGAAACGATCATGGAGTCCTACCGTACTGGTGAATGGACACCTGAAGTTGTTAATGCAGTTGAAAGCATGAACCCTGTTGATGTTGCTAACATGTTCCTTGAGAACCAGCAAGCTCAACAGCAATCTACTCCTCAAGCTACAGAGTCTGACATCGAACAAATCCAAGAGGCAGTTGGTGGTTCTGATGAATATCAAAGCATGATTCAATGGGCAGGTCAGAACCTGTCTGAACAAGAGGTAGCTATGTATGATGCAGTGATGGATCGTGGTGATCCTCTTGCTATGTTCTTTGCTGCTCAGGCTCTCAACGCACGCTACTAGGATGCTGTTGGATATGATGGGGAGATGCTGACTGGTAGTGCTCCACGTAATACCAACGATGCCTTCCGTTCCCAAGCTGAGTTGGTTGCAGCGATGAGTGATCCTCGCTATGATAAGGATCCAGCCTATCGTGCTGATGTAGCCGATAAACTGGAACGCTCCAATATCAATTTCTAATGAACGACACTAACATCTTCGCTAAAGAACCCACTATGTACACTGACGAATCTTACACTGTGCCTCATAACGAACGTGCTGAACTCCTCAATGGTCGCCTTGCTATGCTTGGCTTCGTGGCTGCTATTGGCGCTTATATCGTAACAGGTAACATTATCCCTGGAGTATTCTAATGCCTAAAGTCGGAAACAAAGAGTATCCTTATACTCCTGCTGGTAAAGCAGCAGCTAAGAAGGCAGCCGCTAAAGCTGGTAAGCCTGTTAAAATGAAGCCCT